TACGCCTTTAATCTCTTTATTCATCTCTTTAAGTAGTTCAGGATCTACTTTTCGCATAGCCTTTAGAGCTGCAACCCCTACTACCCGCGCTAAGCCTAACGCGCAGACACTTTTAACTAGCAACGCCGGCGATAGTTTTAGCACCGTGCTTAATGATCTCGTCGAGCGCGCTCGCAGTACGCCGCCTAAGTCATTTGGTTATTACGAGTACAGCGCTCCACCATTTGCCAAGATTACAGATCGTGCGGCGTGGGCTATGGCGAACCCGGCGCTTGGATATACCGTAACGGAGGAGTCTTTAGAGGAGGCCGTAGCTACTCAACCTATCGAAACCACAAAAACCGAGATGCTTTGCCAATGGGTCAGCTCGACCCAATCACCTTGGCCCCATATGTCTGTTGAGGATGCAGGCGATAAGGATCTCAAGCTAGTACCCGGGCCTCTTACCGTTTTCGCCTTTGACGTGGCACCGAGTCGTAGAGATGGCTCGCTTGTTATGGGCCAATTACTCCCCGATGGTCGCATAGGCGTAGCGGTACTTGAGATCTTTCACTCAGATATATCTATCGATGAGCTATTTGTAGCTAACGCTATTGCTCGATGGGCCAAGATTTACTACCCGCGCCAAGTCTGTTACGACAAGTACACCACGGCCACAATAGCCAAACGCCTTGAGGTAAACGGCATACAGATCACAGACATCTCAGGGCAAAAGGGGTATCAGGCATCAGGCGATCTCTATGAAGCTCTAGCTAATAAAAGGCTCGTGCACTCAGGGCAGGAGTCACTCGTTACCTCTATGGCGAACTGTGCAGCTAAAGAGTCGGACGCCTCGTGGCGTATCGTGCGACGTAAATCGGCCGGGCCCGTTGATATTGCGATTGGACTTTCAATGGTCGTACACGTACTTACTCAGCCGATGGGCGAGGCTAAAGTTTACGTATAGACACGCACGACATACACCTATTTATGCTTGACATTATGGGAAAATGGTACTTATGGGATTACTACAAACGCTTGGATTAAAGGCAGCCGATAAACCGGCTATCGAGGCGCAGTACGCACCGGCCGTAATGGATACTACATACGGCTACGGATCTTTTAATACTAATAGTGCATTTGGATATAACGGCGTAGGTATCGATCGCAATTTTGCTTTACAGGTCGCGAGCGTTAGTCGCTGCCGTAATTTAATTGCGGGAGTTATCTCCTCAATCGATCTTGCATTATATAAAAAATCTACAGGCGAAAAGTTAGGCTCTCCGGTTTGGTTAGAGCAACCTGATATTCGCCAACCTCGCAGCGTTACGATTAGTGCGACCGTCGATAGTTTGATTTTTTATTCGGTGGCCTACTGGAGAGTTACATCTTTGTATGCTGATGATGGACGTCCTAGCGGCTTTGAGTGGGTAGCTAATAACCGAGTTACATATACGACCGATCAATATGGCACCGAAGTAAAAGATTATTTTGTTGATGGCAATCTTGTACCTATGGCTGGTATCGGATCGCTTGTAACTTTCCAATCACTTATTCCTGGAGTATTACAAACTGCAAGTACAACTATTAGAGCTGCACTAGATGTACAAAAAGCAAGTGCGGTATCTGCAGCTACTCCAATGCCTACAGGTATTCTAAAAAATAACGGTGCTGATTTACCGGAGTCTCAAGTACAAGGTTTACTAGCAGCTTTCAAGAGCGCTAGACAAAATCGCAGTACTGCATATTTAACATCTACTTTAGATTATGTACCTACTTCATTTTCACCTAAGGATATGGGCTATACAGAAATGAGCCAGTACCTTAGTACCGAAATTGCGAGAAGTATGAACGTCCCGGCATATCTGATCTCTAGCGATATGAATAACTCAATGACTTACCAAAATATTTTGGATGGTCGTAAAGAGTTTGTAGCTTATTCTTTGCAGCCTTACATATCTGCAATCGAGGATCGTCTATCAATGAACGACATAACTAATAGCCAAAATCAAGTGCGTTTCGCGGTAGACGATACCTTTTTACGCGTTGATGCTAAGGATCGCTTAGATATCATCGAGAAAATGTTAAACCTAGATTTAATTAACGTCGATCAAGCCCGAGAGATGGAACAACTCACACCGCTAGGAGATGCAAGTGCTACTAACGTTTAGCCAAGAGATCCAAGCCGCCGATACAGAGCGCCGTATCGTGTCCGGACTTGTTGCACCATATGGCGAGGTCGGACATACATCCGCTGGCCCTGTAGTTTTCGAGCGCGGCTCTATTGCTATCCCGGATGCAACAAAAATAAAATTACTATCGCAGCATCAACAGGATAAGCCCGTAGGTCGCGCAATTTCTTTTAGCGACTCTACAGAAGGCGTTTATGGATCTTTTCGTTTATCGAGTAGCACTCGAGGACAAGATGCTCTCGTATTAGCGCAAGAAAATCTCGTATCCGGCCTATCCGTTGGGGTGGATGTAACCGCCTCTAAGCCGATGGGTGATTACTTGCTCGTCACGGCTGCCGTCCTTAAGGAAGTGTCACTCGTCGAGAGCCCGGCATTTACTAGCGCATCCGTCGATGAAATTATGGCGGCGCGAGCTGCTATTGAAGCCGCGACAAGTACAAAGGAAAAAACTACTACTATTTCTACGACTATCGTAGAGATCGAAACAGAAACCGAAAGCGAGGAAGCTGTGACTACAGCCCCAGAAAATACACCGGAGGAAACCCCGGTAGATGCACCGGCAGAGGCTGAAAAGGTCGAGGCCGCTCGTAAGATCATCCGTCCATCAGTACTAGACTCTCAGCGAGTACGTACTCCTATTGTGTCTATGGCAACATACACAGAGCACAAGATCAAAGCTGCACTAGGTAACGATGACTCAAAGCTCTACGTAACTGCAGCCGATGACTCTTTCTCTACCAACCCTGCATTTAATCCGACTCAGTACCTAACAGAGTTTGTAACTAATACACGTTTTGGTACACCTGCTATCGATGCTTGCTCACAGGGAGTTTTGCCTGCTAGCGGTATGACAATTAACGTACCATCACTCGTTACCTCAGCTGGTGGCGGTTCAGGCGTAGCACCAACTGTTACAGTAGAGGCAGAAGCTGGAGCCGTATCTAATACAGGTATGGTTACTGAATACCTAACAGGTACAGTAAACAAGTACGCAGGTATGAACACGATCTCAGTAGAACTCCTAGAGCGCTCAGATCCAAATTTCTACGCTGAACTAACTCAGCAACTACAGAACGCATACCTAACTACAATCGATACGACTGTACTAGCTGCTCTTGTAACTGCAGGTACTAACTCAACTGCTACTACTGCAGATAGCGACGGTATTATTTCTTACGCATCAGAGGCTGCAGCTCTTGTTTACAAGAACACAGGCTATTTTGCTCAGAACTACATCGGTAACGCTGCACAATGGCAGCTATTAATGGGCGCCGTAGATAGCACAAAGCGACCAATTTATAACGCGATCCAACCAATGAACGCAGCCGGACAGGTAAGCCCTCAGTCTATCCGCGGTAACGTACTAGGACTTGATCTATACGTAGACAAGAACTTTGCAGCGACTACAGTCGATGATAACTCAGCGATCATTTTGGCGCCTGAGGCATTTACTGTTTACCGTAGCCCACAGGCTTATATGTCAGTAAACGTAGTATCAAACCTACAAGTACAGGTAGCGATCTACGGCTTTATGGCAACTATCGCAAAGATGCCTAACGGTATTATCAAGTTTGCGAAGGCATAAGCTAAAAACTAATAGTCGGTAGGGCTCTTAGCCCTTTGAGCCCTACCGGCCCTTTTTAAGTGAGGAGATCAGAGTGCCGGCAACATACGTAACCGAGCAAGAGTTACGCGATAACCTAGGTATCCAAGATTTATATCCGGATAGCGTGGTCGAGGAGTGCTGCCAAACTGCTCAAGATATTCTCAATCAGTTTTTATGGTTTGACTCAGCTCCCGTAGTGGGAGTTACGCTACAAAATAATATAGCTACCGCAATGATCGCTAATCCTGCAATCTTTAGTACAGGTCAGTCTGTAACCTTGAGTGGATGCGGCTCAACTTTTAACGGTACCTACACAATTACCGGCACGATGCCTTGGAGCACCGGTACGGTTAATCAGATCCCGAGCCTTGTTTGGAACCCTTACACGTGGAATTGGCCAAACGGTTATAGCTTTATCCAATTTACTAAAGTCGCTGCCGACGTTAATTTTCAGCGCGTATTACCTTATGGATCAGCCGTAGGAGCAGATACAAAAACAAACTCCTACGCTACTACTCCGGCCGTACGTGAGGCCGCGATGATCCTTGCAGTAGACATTTTTCAAGCTCGCCAAGTTTCACAGACCGGCGGCGTATCTATTGACGGATTTAGCCCGAGCCCATATCGCCTCGGTAATTCGATGATCGGCAAGATCAGAGGGCTCATCGCTGGATACACAAACCCAAACAGTATGATCGGGTGACAGATGACCGCCGCCGCGATTACTACTTTACGCACTACTTTAGCTACGGCTTTAACAAGTGTGAACGACTGGAACACATACAGTTTTCCACCGCCAACAATTACGGCTAATGCAGTTATCGTCGCTCCGGGCGATCCATATTGCACACCTAGCAATAACACAAACGCCGGGATCTCACCGCTAGCTAACTTTAAGATTATTATGACGGTACCGATGTTTGATAATCAGGGCAATCTCAACGGTATCGAAACGAGAGCAGTAGCAGTATTTAATAAACTAGCTGCCTCAAATATCGTAATGAATATTGGCAGTTTGTCAGCTCCAACAGTACTTAGTGTACAAAGTGGAGATTTACTTACCGCCGATTTTACTATCTCAATTCTCACGAGCTGGAGCTAACAATGCCGTATACAGAGGATGACCTAAAGTTTTTGCGAAAGATCGGGCAGATCGTCGATGAGCCTGCTCCGGTTAAAGTAGCAAAAGCAAAGACAACAACACCAACACCTACTACAGAGAGCGAGGAATAGGCTAATGGCCATATTCTTATCAAATGGAGTGGTCGTAACCCTTAACTCGGTAGACCTCTCAGATCACGTAACAAGCGCGACAATTAACCGCGTATTCGAGGAGCTAGAAGTAACCGCTATGGGAGACTCATCTCGTAAGTTTACTAAGGGCCTAGAAACTTCAACAATTACGCTTGATTTTCTTAACGATACTGCTACCGGTGAAGTCCTACAGACTTTGCAAGCAGCTTGGGGTACTACTGTACCTATCACTCTTAAGCAGACAAGCGCTACGATCTCAGCTACAAACCCTGAGTATCAGACAACAGTATTAGTAAATAACACTACTGATATTAACGGAGCGGTAGGCGATATCTCTACTCAGAGCATTACCTTTACCTGCAACTCACCAATCACAGTAGACACAACCGTATAATCAACTAACAAAGGGGCAACAAATGGCACGACTCAAAATAACAAGGGCTACCGGGGAAGTAACTGAGCATCAGATTACTCCACGTATCGAGTATGCCTTTGAGCTCTACGCAAAAAAAGGTTTTCACCGTGCGTTTCGCGACGATGAAAAACAAACTGATCTGTACTACTTGTCTTGGGAGTGTTTAAGAGCTAGCGGCGAAACCGTTAAAACTTTTGGCCCTGAGTTTTTAGATACATTATCTAAAGTCGAAGTAGTAGACGATCTACCTTTAGCTTAGGGCGGGACTCTGTAACACACTTGATAGCTCAACTATCGATACGGTTACAGATCCCGCCTCAAGCGGTAATCGATCTCGATCCTGAGATGTTTAAGATGTTAATAAAAGTATTAAACGAGCAAGCCGAGGAGGCCCGAAATGCCAGTCGCAATAAAAGGCGTACGCGAAACGGTTAAGGCCCTCCGTAAACTTGATCCTGAAATGCTGAAAGAAATGAACGCAGAGGTACGTGCGGCGATGGTGCCAATCCGTGACAAAGCTCGCGGGTTCGCTCCATCTCCTCAACCGGATAACCTGTATAACTGGAACGAAAACACAGTAGGCCGAAAGATTACGGCTCGTAACTCGATGTTTAGAACCCTCAACTCCGAAGGCCGCGTACGTTTGTTTCCACTCTATGACGTCGAGACAGTCAAAAAAGGTATTACATACTCTCAGGCTCCTAGCAAAAGAAACCGTAACGGCTGGCAAGCTCTGTACTATGTAGCTAATAAGTCTGCAGCTGGAGCCATTTATGAGACTGCAGGCCGAGCCGATGAGCCATCACGTAAAGGCTATCGATCTAATAACCCGGGTGCCGGTGAGCATTTTGTAAACCGTATGGGCCCACTCTACGGAGACAAGCGAGCCGAGCGCGGTCGTATGATTTATCGAGCTTGGAAAGAGGACGAGGGCAAGGCCCAAGATGCCGTTTATCGAGCTATCGAAAAAACCGTAGTTAATTTTAATAATGGCCGCTATGGCGTAAGTACGTACGGTTTGGCTGCATAATGGCTAACGTACCTAATTTAATTGTATCGGCGGTAGCCGAGTGGAACGGTAAAGCTCTTACTAAGGGATCTAATCAGATCGGTAAGTTTGAGAAAACTGTAAAGGGGCTAGGTCGTACCCTTGGCATTACCTTTAGCGCTGCAGCTCTTTTAGGCTACTCTAAAAAGGCCGTAGCAGCTTACGGCGAACAGATCGCAGAGGCCAAGCGCCTCGATACCGCTTTACGTAATCTAGGCTTTAATTTTGCTACCGCTGAGGCTGAGGGTTACATCGATGCCGTCGAGCGCACTACTGGCGTAAATCGCGATCAGCTGCAGCCTTCATTTATTGCATTAGCTCAACAGACACGCTCTACGACTGTAGCCCAGTCATTACTAAATACCGCGCTAGATATCTCGGCCGGTACGGGTATGGACTTGGCGGGTGCTACAAAGATCCTTAGCCAAGCATATGTAGGTAATTACAGAGGCCTTAGACAATTAAACCTAGGACTCACTCAAGCCGAGCTCGCTACTAAATCATATTTAGAAGTAGAGAAGTTAATCGCTGCTCAGTACGCGGGCCAATCAAAAGAGGCTGCCGACTCATATCAGGGCTCACTTAGTAAACTAAAAATTGCAGCTGAGCAGGCTAGCGAGCAGATAGGCCAAGCGCTTGTATCATCCTTGAGTACATCATCCGGCGGTATGGATAAACTGATCGATAAGGTCGATAGCGCAGCCGACTCGATCTCGGGACTTATTACTAACACCGCCTACCTGACTAAAGAGCTCGGTAACTTATTTTCAAGTATCCCGGGTGCCGGCGTTTTAGAAAATGCTTTTAGAGGATTAAAAAACTATCTTGGTACCTTTTCAATCGGTAATTTACGTAACCAAGTAGATATCGCTTTAGGCCGCCAAGGCGGTTTCCCTCAAGGTGTACCTCAGGATATTCGCAATTTACAAGCTAACGTAGAAAAGGCTAAAGCCGATAAGGCCGCCATTAAACTACAAAAAGAAAGAATAGCCCTAGAGAAAAAAGCGCAGCTCGCAGAAAAGAATAAGCTAGCGCTATCTAAAGCAGCTGCCGTTTTTGATACTAACCGTATCTCGATCGCTGCAGCTCTTAAGGCTACCTATGACAAAGAGACTAAACTACGCCTTGAGGCTTTGCAGGCCATCGAGGAGGATAACGGCGATTTAGCGCTCAAAAAGATTAGCGAGCTAGCCGCACTACAGAAAAACGCAGACTTAGCCAAACTAGCCGGTATTAAAGAGATCAGCGACTCGACACTCCTGGCAATTAATACTCAGCTGCTCAATGAGCTCGAAGTAATTAATAAGTCAAAGATGGCCGAGGGCGATAAAGAGCTGGCACGTGAGGAGGCGTTTAAGAAATATAACGCCGCTATTACCGCAGCTGGTCAGTTATCAGCTAAAGAGGCATATAGCGAGCGCGTACAGATCCAACTTACAGAGATCGCACGTTTAGCCTCTTTAAGTAATACGACAAGTGCACTAAAGACTCAAGTATTACTACGCGAACAAGCCGAGCTATCGATGATCGATCGCGTAGCTAAGGCTCAAGCTGAGGCAGATATGGCTCGCTTAAAGTCTTTGCAGGAGTACATAAATCTATTGAGCAAGGTAGGAGTACCTACTAGCGGCAGTTTAGGTAGTGGTATTACCCCGGGCGATTACATCGCTCCAATATCTAAAGAGCTAGCCTCAGGCGGATCGATCGATGCACTTTTAGAATATGCAGACTCAGCCGCCGCACGTGCTAACGCTTTTGCAGATTTACTAGATTTACAAAATGCAGCCGATGAGGCCGCTTTAATGAGTGGGCCACTAGGTCAATATGCTACGACGATTAACGTAAAGATCGAGGCAGGCTTGGGAGATCCTGAGGCTATCGCTCGTGCCGTCGAGGATGTACTCAATCAATCAAGCTACAGAGGCACCTCAACTAACCGCGGTACAGGGATGTATATAGCGTGAGTACTTGGCTGCCCGAGTGGAAAATTATCGTAGGTACTACGGTTTACGATAACGTCCTCAGCGTAACTATGGCTACTGGCCGTGATGATATTGACCTCCAATGTAACGCCGGCTATGCCCGTATGGAGATCGTAAATATAAATAATACGGCTTTTGATATCGATGTAACCGATAGCCTGACTCTCGAGCTCAAGAATAGCGCCGGCGTATACGTGCCGGTATTTGGCGGTACCGTTTCCGATTTTGGTATCTCGGTGCGCTCGCCTGAGGAAGTCGGCTTTGTAACGATCGGTAATATCTTGGCCGTAGGATCCTTGGCTAAATTGACTAAAGCCCTTTTCCCGGATGCTTTGAGCAAAGATTACGACGGCAACCAAATCTACGACATCTTAAACGACTTACTTATTAACTCTTGGTTTGAGGTAGCACCGGCTTTAGAGTGGGCAGCTTATGACCCTACGACTACTTGGGCCAATGCTGAAAACGTAGGCCTTGGCACTATTGACCAACCGGGCCTCTACGAGATGATCCCACGCACGGCAGACCCTTTTAGTAGCTATAACCTATGCGCTCAAATTGCACAAAGCGCACTCGGCCAACTTTTCGAGGACAAAGCCGGGCGGGTTTGTTATGCCGATGCGGATAACCGTACGGCTTATCTATCGGCTAACGGCTATACGACTTTATCGGCTAACTACGCTACGCCTTCAAGCGTTAAGTCCATCCTACAGATCGGCAAGATCCGTAACTCGCTTGTATTTAATTATGGTAACAATTACTCAAACCAAGCTACGGCGCTCGATGCTAACTCCATAGCGGTATATGGACGTTATCAGCGCAGCGTAAGCTCTAACCTAGACAAGATAGCCGACGTCGAGGATGTAATGGAGCGCGAGCTAGGACTCCGGGCTATCCCACGTGAGCAGCTACAGAGCATTACTTTTAGACTTGATAACACAGAGCTACCCGATGCCGAGCGTGACAAGCTAATCGATGTATTTTTTGGTGAGCCTGTAGTAATTAATAACCTACCGATTAATATGTTTAACGGATCCTTTAACGGCTTTGTAGAGGGCTTTTCAATTAGGGCTACGCCTCAGTTTGTAGACCTCACTCTTACTTTAAGCCCTACAGATTTCTCATTGGTCGCGCCACAATGGGACACGGTTAGCCCGCCTAGCCTTGTATGGACAGGTGTAAACGCTACACTTATCTGGCAGAACGCTTACGGAGGTTTAACCTAATGGCAACAGTAACGCCTAATTTTAACTGGCCCGTGCCTACCTCGACCGATTTGGTCAAAGATGGAGCTACGGCTATCGAGGCACTAGGTGACTCTATCGATGCCTCACTCGTAGACCTCAAAGGTGGCACTACCGGGCAGGTACTTAGCAAGACATCTAATACGGATATGGATTTTACGTGGGTAGCAGCCGACGATACTAACGCTATCCAAAATACCATCGTCGATGCTAAGGGGGATCTAATCGCAGCTAGCGCAGCTGATACACCGGCTCGCCTAGCAGTAGGCGCAAACGGCGAGACACTCGTAGCAGATAGTTCCACTTCAACAGGCTTGCGCTATCAAAGCCTTTTTGGGGCTAATAAAAATAAAATGCTTAACGCCGATTTCTACATAAATCAAAGAGGCTTTACCAGTTCAACCGCTACTGGTGGTTTTGTTTTTGATCGTTGGCAACAAAATAATGTTGATGGCACAGTAACATTTTCAGCACAAACTTTTACTCCTGGTGCTGCACCAGTTGCAGGATACGAAGCCGCAAACTATCCTCGAATTGTCACAACAGGACAGACCGCTACTAATGCTCTTGCCATTTTGACTCAAAAAATGGAAGATGTTAGAACTTTTGCAGGTCAAACCATAACTGTTTCATTTTGGGCGCAAGCGGGTTCAGGTACTCCTTCAATCGCAATCGAGTTA